ACTTACTGTTAGGTCTTCTTCTTGTAGTGCTTGTAACGATTCAGGATTGGTAGTCTTTACAGCACAAGTCTTAAGTCTATCGGTGTAATAACCTCCATTAAATATTGTTGTATATGGTTTAGGTTTATCGAAGCAAGGAAGATATAAAGGATAGGCAGCAATACGATTAGCCCTACCTTTTTTAATCCACTTGTCTGCTACTTCTGTAAAGATAACAGTAGAAACTGTAGTCTTGCCAACTCTTTTGTTGATTAGTTTTATCATGCCAACATGAATGATTACCAACTCAATAAGTTTGATGCCAACTCTTAGTTTGTTTTCTCTACTCCACGTTTGAAACTCTATACCTTTTTTATTCATGTGTGATCTAACCATATTCTTTTTATAGTTAGCGTGGTTAGTGTCTCTTGTATGGTGCTTTATAGCTTTAAAAAATTTAGGGTCTTGTTGTTCAAAGATTGTATAACGCATTTCATCTTCAAGCATTTTACCTATGTTTAAAGCTATAGAAGTTGTTGTCTTTTCTAGTGATGTATTGTCTATGATTACTTTAAAAGCAATGAAAGATACTACATCCAAGTCTGGGAATTGATTTAGATATACAGCAGCTAAAGCCTTCACTCCTGCTTTACCTTTAAGTGCTTTATCAATATAAGATTTTAGTTCTACTGTCAGTCTTTCTAGTCCTGCTTCAATCATGTTGCGAGCATAGTAGGTTTCAGATTCCCTGCCCTGCTCCCTGAGTTTATTATTTCTACTAATCTTGTTGTACCCAGAGATGCTAAAGATGTTCTGCTCTAGCTCTAGTTGTCTCTTGCTAGGCTCAGTCATTGCAAGTAAGGCTTTAGTTTATTTTCATACTTTCTAATTACCTCAAGCCTTACTTCTTCTGGTATGGCTAAATTTTCTGGTAAAGGGTCAAAGATATATTCAATCGTTTCTATTGCTCCATGAGCCATGCCATTTTCTACCCATATAACATTTATTAAAGGTGTTTCTGGGTGCATACTACTGTTTTTATTAAAAAAGAAACCAGCTTTTATTATTTCGATTGTCACTTTCATCAGTTCAATACCTCCACTACAGAGTGAAGTGCGGTTGGTGCTAAGTGTGAATACTTCTCTGTCATGCTTACATTCTCATGGCCTAACCAATCCTTGACTACCAGTAAATGTACTCCTGCCTGTACTAATCTGCTGGCAGTTGTGTCTCTGAATATGTGAATCTTATAGTACTTTTTATCTGCATAACCTAGTTCTTTTTTTACCTTTTGAAATACACTATTAGCCCAGTAATAATCGTGCTTAAATAATCTTTCACAAGTATTACATCTATCGTAGTAAGGCTTCAGTATTGACTGTACTTTATTAGACATGGGTACTCCTACTGGTTTACCGTTCTTTCTTTGTATAAAAATTATCTGATTCTTTTTATAATCAACAAATCTTTTTTCAAGCATCAGCAGTTCTGAGACTCTACAACCTAGATCAATAAGACATTTGAATACATCTCTATGCTCAAAGAGTTCCCACTCTTCAAGCTTATCTAGTAGCTCCTGCTCCATCTCTACTGTAAGGTAATTAACTTTATGATTCTTCTTTACTGGTCTAGGTTTAGGAAACTCAGGCAGCTTTACAAGAAACCCATCATCTTTCATATCATCCAAGACTAATCTTAGATGCCCCATCTTTTTGTTTACTACTTCAGAATTGTTAGGTCGCTTCATGTTGTAGTCATTCATTCTACTGATAAGACTTGTTGTAACTTTAGTTACCTTGATGTCACCTAAAGACTCAATGTTATGCTTCATGCTGGTAAGAAAATCTTTAGCACTAGGCATACCATTCTTTCTTCTTTTGTAAGTGATAGCAGTAGCTTGCTTAAGTGTTGGTACTTTTGTTTTCATTGTGGCTCATGGTTGGTTTACATTTGTTTCATTAGGTCGTCAATCATATCAACGTAACCCTTCTTACCAAAATCTAATAGGTCTTGTATTGCATATTCCCTAGTGCCAAATTTAAGTCCGCACTCTTCGCAAACTCTTTGACGATAGGTATAAGGTGTAGATCCTTTAGTCTTCTTGATAGCGTTAGGTTTACCTGATCTATGCCTAGTCTCAATCTGTTTTGTATTGAGACTACGACATTGTTTGTTAGGGCATACACTCATTCTTTTTCTTTCTCCTCCTGCTTTATCCAGCCATCAATTTTGCTATGAATCTTTCTTAAGTTTTTCATAGTCTCCGCACTAGCTCTATTACCATGTTCATGTTCTCTTAAGACATCATCTATATAGATAAACTGAGCAAACATTTTTACTATGACAGATGATTTCATGTTAGGTAGATGTACTTCATCTCCTTCGTTGTCTATACAAGCTAGATAACCTAATGATCTATCGTCAAATGGTTCTACTTTTAAAGAAACAAATTCTGCTTCTTGCCAATGACCCTCAGGCCAAACGTGTTCGATTCTTGAAGTGTTCATGGTTGTGACTCCCAATAATTAATTAAGGTTTTAAGTTCAGAGATTCTTTCTCTTGCTTTATTTGTTTTAGAGATAGCTCTTTGATTCTTTTGGTGTTCATAGATAGTCAAGCTATCTAATCCTTCTTGAGTTTCTTCTGCTATCTCTTCCATAAAGTTCATTAAATCTCTAAGATAATTTTTACTGTTTCTCTTTTCAAGAAAGAAATAGATTTTTCTATATCAACTAACCCATGTTCATGTCTGGGTAGGTTGTTTATAGCTATGGGTTCTGAGCCTGTAATACGACAGGCTCTATAGTAGATAGACTCTAGTTCCCATAGGGTTTGATGGGTCTTACGTTTAGTCATGAAACCCTGTAATAAATTCACCTTCAAACCAAGGTTTAGTTTTTCTTTTCTTTTTGTTTTCTATGTATTTGTTGAACCTGTCTGACAGTTCAGCAAAAAGAACTACGACACCTATTGTTAATAGGATTTCTAATAAAATCATTTGTGACTCCGTTGTTGTGGCTTATAGGGTAGGCCATACCCTTCATTGAGTATGGCCGAATAGTTTTTAGTTGTCAACTATCGAAAAATTCTCTAGCCGAAACCTTCGCATAAAAGGTTTTGTTTTCTTCATACCAACTCTTGATTCTTTTCTTGGTACAGTCTTTGATCTTGTGATAATCAAGTTTAAATTTGTAATGACCTTGAGCATGGAATAGATTCCAGTTTTCTTTGTACCATTTAGATAATCTAAATTGAGATCGGATTATCTTGTTAGCTTCGTAAAGATACTGGTCTTCGTACCCATACTGTAAAGGAATTTTGATAGAGACTTGTGGCTGGTTGCTTGCATCTTGATTAAGTAAAATCTCAAGAGCAAAGTATGAGTTGCCGTTGACTGTATCTCGCCACTCAAGACCTGTAATGTGTACAGTCTTAAGTTTACAAAGGTTATGTAATCCCATTTGTGACTCCGTTGTTGTGGTTAAAGGGTGTTGTAGCCATAATTTGATAAAGCGATTGAACGATTGAGTGAGATATGAGTCACTCATAGAGGGCTAGAGCAGCCCTCTAAGAGAGAGTCTATCCTCCTATGTAAATCTGAGTGAAGTTGTCATAAATAAACTCAAGATCTTTAGTGGAAATTTCTATGAGTTTGGGATTGTCTGTTGTCAGGTATTCAATCCCTAGACTTGCAATGTCATCAGCATATTTTGAATCAACGAAGCAGCCTGTAGTTAGTTTGTAGTCTGGTGTTCTCATGATTAGAAAGTAATGTCTGGTGTAGTTGTTTGAAGCTTGAAAGTAAACCCAAGTTTTTTAAGAGCATTAATGTTGTTTTGAGTGAGAGTTTCGTTACCTGTCAAAGACTGTAAAGGTATTCTCTGTTCGTCATTGACTACATCAACGTATGTAGTTCCGTATGCTTTTCTAGTTGTGACTAAGATTTCAGACATGGTTTTAATTTTTGATAAAGGGTTTAGTTGAAGTACTTGTTTAGAGTCCTTCAGAGAGGGCTAGAGCAGCCCTCTAGGAAAGATTCTTAAGCTTCACCCAAGACAGTGTTAGCAGCCTTGGAAGCATAGCTGAAGACCTTGAATAACTCTTGTGCTGGGTTCTTAGAGTCTTTGATTCTTGAAGCCCAGCCACCAAGGTATGAAGCATGGTTTTGAGTATCGCAAGTAATTTGTAGTCTGTTGGCTATCAATATGCTTGAGAACTCAGCTACTAGCTCCTCTTGTGGCCTGTACTTTGCATACTCATTGAGCCACTTGCGATTAAGTCTGTCTTTGTGGCCTGTAGCATGAGCGAACTCATGAGCCAGTGTTGAGAGATAAGCTTCATCATTTTTAAAGTCTTCTCTGTTTGGCATGGTTACAGAGTCAAGATCATCTCTGTAATAGGCCATATCAGAGCCATGATTAAGAGATCCTTTGAGATCCTTACTAAAGATCATGAGCCTGTCATGGGCAGCCTTGCACCTCTCAGAAAGTGGTCTAGCGTTCTCTTCACATTGACCCTTGAAAGCTTTAATCTTTTGGTCTAGCTTTTCTTGGGCTTTGTCATCAAGACCTACTAAGTCAGCGATATTGAAAACACTAGCACCCTTGAAAGTCATCTTCATGAAAAACTCAGGGTTGCCCTCTTTGTCAAGAATAGGCTTGCCAGCGTCATCTTTAGCATCAATCTTGATTGGATTAGGACGTACTATCCTTGCAGCCTTAGAGCCTTTTTTGGGTACACAATTAAGCTCTTTCTTGGCTTGCTGATAGCCTACCCAACAAGGAAGCTCAAAGCCTTTTGAGAACTGATACATCTCAAGCAAGATAACATTCATACCCTGATAACGATTGCCAGTAAGGAAATTTATATGGCCTTCGGAACTGGTAGCAGTCCAAGGCTTAGCCCATGGATTCTTCTTGTCTTTGTTCTCTTCAAGAATTCTCATGAAGTCATTAAGAATCTCTTCTTCAACTCTTACTCTTGGTTTTGAAATAGTCATGATTGGTTAAAGGTTTTTTGATAAAGCAGTCAAGTCTTATTGACCTGATGACCATACTTTAACAAGTACTCTCAAAGACTGTCAACTGTTTTCTTCCCTATTCCTTTCAATCCCTTGGTATCACTATAAATATTTATTTTTACATTTAGTAACATTTAGCTTTTATCCTGTTTCTGGTGACGGCTTTTTGGTTATCAGATAGCAACCATATCCCCCACCGATTAATTAAAAATAAAAAGGTTTGACCAGTGAAAAAGACAAAAGTCAGGGAATCCCTAGAAATAATATAAGATATATTATGAGATCCTAGTGATACCAATAGTTTTGCTGTATTCTGCTATCTTTTTTTATAAAAAATCTTAAAAATCGAAGGGGGGAAACAAGACGGATAGCGTACGTGTAACCTCTTCAAATTTTTCCAGTAAAATATTTTGGTAGGTTACCCAGCAAGCAATCAACCAAGGAATAGACCACAAAGGAATCCTTAGTGAATCACTAAGGGTAACCTTAGTGTGTGGAGAGGGTACGGCCTTGTTCTCTCCTATACTGTCCATTAATAAGCGTTACTTATAAATCCATCAGTAGATGCATTAGAATTTCTTATTTGTTGAGGAGTCATACCCATAGCGGTTTGAGATATTGTATTGTTTGCCATTGAATCCCAATTTTCGTAATGAATGGAAAGTAATTCTTCTTTTCTTTTCATGATGTTAAGGTCTTCAGTTTGAGCCATATAGTCAGTCCAATAGGCAACAGCCCCAGCGAGGGAGTCAATAAGGTCGTCATGAACGAGAGAACCTCTATGACGAGAGATGCGTGATAGTTGATAGACAAGTTGAAGTTTGAGTCTTCTTTCTGGTGTTTCTTGAGGGTTAGAACGGAAGTCTTTTTCTATCACTTTGCGGTCAATTATTAGTCGGTGAGAGTTCATAACAGGTTCTAAGGTGTCTATTATGCGTAATTCTTTGGTTTTATTGTTTCTAATGTCTTCAACATGACAAGGGTGAATCCTCATAAGGAAGGGTTTAAGTAGTTCAGCAAACATACCGCCACCAAAGTTTTGTTCAATGAGGATAGTATTAATTTTATTTTCCTTAGCTAGTCTTGCTATTTTATCCAGAACGGGGTCTGTATAGCCCCCAGACAGTCCTAAACACTCAGTTACGTATAAATTACCATTAAGCATCTTAACGCAGCTTATAGCGGTCTGATCCTTACCTTTACCAGAAGGGTCAACAAACATAACTGAGCCTGTATATTCTATGAAGTCACCAAATTCTTGTGCTGGTCGGTAGAATCTATCGCCATTGAAGCCAACGCAAGGTAAATCTTGTATTACATATTCGGGATTGTTAGACCAGATAACTTTTTCTGGTGCAAATTCTTTGTTTACAGAAGCAATTACTAGGTCGTTTATTTTTAATGGGTATCTATCTTGGTCAGATAGGGTTGTATCTAGTTGGAATTGTAGATTAAACCCAGAACGTCCGTAGGAAGCTTCACGTTCCATTAGGTCTATTGATGAGAACCTATCAGGATCTACAGGATCTTTAGGCTTTACAAGACCATCTAGCAGTTGTTGTTGTATTTTGGGAGCAAGTCTATCTCCGTAGTTATTTTTTAGCTCTGGATAACGTGCAGTCCAGATTCTAGTTTCATATCCACGTTCTTCTAGTGTTAGATATACAGAATTTTCTACCTGTGGTGTGCCGAGGAAGGTAATCTTGCCATTTGGTTTTAGTATTGCTTCAAATTCTTTTACAGCTTCCGATAGCTTGTCTCTCATGGGTTGGGTAAAGGAATTATTGGGAACTTCTACGTCATCAGCTATAACTTCATCAGCCCTAGCACCAGACATTTGCCCTAAGACTCCTCTGGACGAACAGGAGGGGGCATGATCGGCCTGTGCTGGTCTTACATCAAAACTTACCTTACTGTTCCTCTGGTCATCTCTGGGGATCAATGGAGAGAGTATAGGCATCTCATTAATAAGACGCATAGTAAAGGTAGTAAAATTATCTGCTCTGTCTTTACTAGCTGAGACAACTAAGAATTTAAGTTGTGGATTCATACGAAGTCTCCACACAACGTATGTAGAAGTAATCCAACTCTTACCTACACCTCTGAATCCCTGTATGATTTTACGTCTAGCACCATATTGTAGGTATTCAGCTATGTCTAACTGAACTGGTGTGGGGTCTGGTAGATTTAGATGTCTCCAAGTGACGATTAAGAAATATCTAAAGTCCTGTAATTTTTTAGGTAGTGGGTGCAATTATAAATCAGCTAAAGGTACAGCATCTAAATCTGGTAAGTTTTCCATAAGCTCTTGCATTGGGTTCTTTTCTACAGGTAAGCACTCAACACCATTATCTTTTAAAAACTGTCTAGCTACGTTTAGATCACCAGCTTTTGCATCACCACTTTTAACTTTGTCTAATAATTCTTGAGCTAAGACTAAATGTAACTGTTCTAATAATTTAAAATTCTTATCCATAGTTAGCTGTATTTATGAATTAATATAATCACTTTTTAGGTCTTTTGCCAAACAAGACATAGTGAATCTTATTGATAATACTATTTTGTTTATATTTATAAAGCTTTTGTTCTGCTCTGAAGCATTTGCTTTCTGATTCTGCCATACGAGTAAGAGCAGCAGTAAGCAATAAGTCTTGTAGTCTCGAGTGTCTCACAAGATCAGAACAATGTTGTCTTAATAGAGAATCAGGTAATTGATTTACTTCTCTAATCTTTAGTTCAATCTCAAACTCTACTTCTGGTGGTGGTTCACCTAGAAGTAT